TGGGTATTCATGGCAGGTGCGGGGGAGGCTCCAGTTGCTGCTGCGGGCATAGTTATCTCCTAGCGGCGTTCGCGGTTTCGTCCAGTACCGATAAACTCGAAGCTGGCGCTTTCAAAACTCCAGTACGCATCAAGGGCACTGTTTGAAATCATTAGGGAATGCCAGCCTCCTCTGAGGCGTTGGCGGAAAGTCTTCTGACGCCGATCAAGAGTCATTGTTATCGCTGAGAATGAGTGTGGCGACTTGACCGGCGGATTGTTGTAATAGGGACTGAGAACTCCGCCAAGCTCGGCACCCTCAGTTACGCTGAAGGCATCGGGGCCGGAGAACAGAGTAGCCGTCGCGTTCCAGTTAATTCCTGTCTGGGTGGGGAGGCCGTTCTGAGCCGCCGTGGCCGTGTTGGTGTAGAACACTTCCCCCATATCCACGGTCACACCCGAGAGTATCGCGGCTTCGGGATCAGCCTTAACTGGGCCGAGCAGAGCATACGAACTGATCGCCGTCCCGTCGTCATCCAGGGCCTGCGGCGACCAATACCGGATCACCCCGTCAAAGCCTCCCATGAGAATAGGAGGACGATCCTGGGTACTATTTGCGAGGTACGTTGTGGAGCATGTCGGGCTGTAATTATGGGGGTAGATTTGCGGCCACAAACCCCCGTTACGCACGTCATAAATCATGTGCGTGCCCGTATTGGTCTCCTGAATGCTCGTGGCAAAAATGTGGATGTAGTGGTTATCCACGTCGAACTGCATCGACAAGTAGTAGTTGCCCGCGATGATGCTCTGGAAATATTGGTCGTATGTCTGCCCGCTCAGAAGTTCAGGGGGTCGGTAAAACTCCCATGCCGGCTTGACGCTGTATAGACCGCCCCGAGCAATGAAGTACAGCGTGCCATCGGGTCCAACACACCACGCATTGTTAGCGGTCATGCCCATGGACTTGCTGATGTTGACGACAGTGCCACCATCAGCCGGATCGCCCTGGCACATCCATAGACTGTTTAAACAGCCGATGATCAGGTAGTCATCACTGAACGGAATCAAAGCCATGACGGGTTCGCCGAGTTGGCCGGCCGTGGACAACTCCAGGGCAACCGCCGCCGAAGGATCGAGGGCTGCGTAGTTCCAGTCGCGGGGGTTACCCACGCGGCTCATATACACGTTAGCGGGGTTGCTGCTATCACCGGCCAGAACGAGACGCCCACGCCAGTTGCGGATCAGGCTGCAATTCGTAGGCAGCGTACCGAACTCCTCGGTCATCGCAGCGACAATCCCAGTCGTGATATCGTAGTAGTTGAAGTTCGTCCCATCCACCATGAACACACTCGGGTTCAGGGTGTTCTCGGTCACGACACTCGTGCCTGATAGGAATGCCATGTCTACGAGCGTTTTCACCTTCAGCGAGTACGTCCCCGTTGCTTGAGTCACGTTTCCCGCCACATCCACTTTGTAGACCAGGCCGTGACAGGCAGCAACCAGAAACGACGCGGGGGTCGCAAAGTCCGGGGAGATCGGGACAGCGGATATATTCGTTCCTGTGTCCGTCAACGAGAAGGTAGAAGTCCAATGGTTGTCGACAACGGGGTTACCATCGCCAGCTACCAACACGTCCAGCACGTTCAGGTTCGGCCATTCGCTGTAGGAGTAGGGAGTCGAGAATGGCGGAGGGGGCGAGGAGCCCGTGCCAAAGGCGGGGTATACGAGAACTTGTTGAATGACGCCCGGCGGAATGTAGGCGGACAGGGTAACGGCTCCGCCCTCGTTCGGAGGCTGGATCGAGAGATCGAAAGTGATTGAGCCGCTGAAACTAGGACTGTCCTGGTTGATGGGACCAGTGAATAACGGGTATGAAGTACCGGGGTGGGCAGGCAGTCTATACCAGGTTGACGCATTAGCGACTATGGCATCACCCACGCACAGCACCGTCTTTATCGCGTAGTTTCCGTTCAGATCAAAGTACATAACGAAATCGTACCCGATCACCAGGATAAGGTTGTTGTACCCAGGGGTCGAGGCAGTCATTGGCCAGTTGATGTAGATCAGGTTGTTACCGAGATCATCGAATGGGCTGCCGGTCGAGGCTGTGGCCACGTAGCCGTTTCCGGGAACCGTGAGCGAAAAGTTAAACTGGAATTGCCAATCATACTCTAGGGTCAAGGAAGCCGTTGGGTACGTGTGTGAGTACGAGTCACCGTTGCCGGTTTTCGTGTTGGTAGACCCATTCCACACGTTACCAAAGGTGGGCATGGACAGGCTGGCCAGTGTGCCTATCGCCGATTCGGCCTGGGCATAGGATAGAAGGGGTGCCTCGATCATCCCTTGAATCTTAGTGAAGCTATTGTTGAGTGGGACGGTATTTTGTCGAACCAGACCCCCACGCTGGCTGAGACGCTTACGGCCATACCGGTCGTAGGGCACGACGTTCAGGGCATCGAAACACGAGGCCGGGGGCTGACCCTCTCGGGGGACCGAGCGGATCACACCCTTGTCCGGGGACAGAATGGGGACAGAGGTCGTGGGCATCAGACAGTCACAGTAGAGGTCTGAGTCGTACCGTCACGCAGATGCTTGACCACCGTCGTCTCGGTCTTCACGATGTCAGCGGCGGATTGCACCTCGACCTTGACGCTGGCAGGGATCAGTATGCCGCTGGGTGGGCATCCAGGACCAGCCGCGAGAACAATCACGTCTCCGGCCTTCGCAGTTAGGAGGGCCTGGACGTGGGCAGCTTGAATGGGAATGTTGATCGTGCTCATGGAAAATCTCCGGGGTAAGGGAAAATACCTCATGGGGTTTACAGCCCCATGAGGTACGAGAGGAGAGAACCACAGACACGAGACTCAGCGGAGCGGGTTGCCGAACCCGGGCAAGTTGGCACCACCGCCTGGAACGTCGCTTTGATCGTCTTCATTGTAGCTGACGATGGTGGAGTAGAAGCTGTACTCGATACCATAGATATTGGCCGTGCCAGCCAGAGCCGCACTGTATGCCAGCGTGGTATCGATCACGGTGTCTCGCTTCAACCCGAGGCCCTGATACACGATCTCAAAGACCTGTTCGGTCGCGGTCAGCAACTGCGTCGTGGTGCTGAAGGGAACCGTAGCGTTTACGAGGGTTCCCGCCACCGCTGCGGTGCCGAGCAACTTCACATAGGGGGTGCCAGTGATCCCCGTGGTCAGGTCGCCGCCGGAACTCTGGACAAGCAAACGGATCAGGAGTCGGTCTGATGCTTCATCATAGTCGCGGGGGACGATGAAGCTGACGTGACCGATGGCTTGACCAGTAGCCGCCGTGTGAAGAACGGACATACCAGTTTCAGCCGTGGTCAGGGTTGTTGAACCCCCGAGGTTCACCACGTCCGCGAGGGAGTTGATCTGGTCTTTCCAGATGCCGCCGTCCGCCGCCTGGGCCGTACCGGAGTCCTCGATGGGATCACCGTTGAGACCAGTAATGGTCTGCTTGATCGCATAAAGAAACGTAGACGCATTCATTGTGTATGCCATAGTTCACTCCCTTTCGGGTCCTAAATAAGCTACAAGGCGTAGCAATGTTGCTACGTTATCCTTGACGAGCAAATCGTTACCTCATAAGTTCTTGTAGTACCTCAACTTGTCCCAAAAACAGGTATCGTTGGCCGTTGATACCAGTAATCCCTATAGGCTTGTATGGGATTCGCCGTACCTTCCGAGGTCGGATTACCAAAGTACCCGAGTTTCTTCGGGGCAGATCGCATATCAAGTTGCCAGGCATTCGGCAACGCCATTTCGTGGTAGTACGTCCAATCCACACCCTGGGTTGTATCCTCGACCTCCTTCTCCGCCACTGCCCGGCAACAGGCCAGCAGAGTCTCGTCGAACCCGAGTGGAGAAGGTGGTACATCAGTTAGGTTGACAAGCGTGTTGAAACTCAGGGTATAAGGAAACAAGACGCTCAAGAACTCGCTTGATATTCTCCATGTCATCAGTTCCCAGCGATGCCTCGGAAGCATGAGCCCAGCCGAGTTGGTAAGGGGCTGGTACGAAGGGGTTGGCATAAGACGCACCGCAGCCTCGTAGGGCGTGCCAGATTCGATATTGTAGTTCTGTCGCCGCGACCTGATCGCGTATTCGCTGGTCCATTGCAACACCATCCCTCGATTTGTGTTCGCAACATAAGTGATCTGGCCGGTGTATTGTCCGCCGAAGTTGGCTGGCAGCGTGTAGTCACCCGCACATGCGAAGCTGAAGGGGGCTGAGTTCTGGGTGCCCGCCAGGGTGGTCTGATACTGAGCCAGGGAGACGTAGGCGAAGCCCACACTTGACGCAAATTTCACAGAAAAGTTGTACCCGTTCGGATACGCCGCGTTGGTAGAGATCGCGGTCACCGTGGCTTTGCCGGCCCCGACGTTGCTGAGGGAGGTGATCAG